GTATAACCGTCGAAATCGGCGGCGATACCACCAAGCTGCAGACCGCGTTAAAAGGCGTAAACAGCGAAATTAAAAACACTCAGGCACAGCTGAAGGATGTGGAGAAACTCCTGAAACTGGATCCGGGAAACACAGAGCTTTTAACGCAAAAACAGAAATTGCTGAAGGACGCCATTTCTGAAACAACGGATAAGCTTGCTACCTTAAAGACGGCGGCACAGCAGGCAAACGAAGCCCTTCAGAGGGGCGAAATCTCCCAGGCGCAGTACGATGCCCTGCAAAGAGAAATCGCCGAAACAGAAGCAAAACTGAGGGACCTGGAAAGCCAGGCATCAAGGTCGGCTGTCGCACTTGAGAAGATAGCGGCAACTGGAACAAAACTGCAAAGCGTAGGAAACACCATCACAGGAGTCGGCAAATCGCTGGCTCCTTTATCTGCTGCAGCAACTGCGGTGGGTATTGCCGGAGTAAAGGCCGCAACAGACTGGGAGTCTGCCTTTGCCGGTGTTAAGAAAACAACGGATGCCACTGAAGCAGAATATGAGGAGCTTGCAGCCGGTATTCAGAAAATGGCAACCGAGACGGCATCCTCTGCTGAAGACATTGCTGCTGTTGCCGAAGCTGCCGGACAGCTCGGTATTTCAAAAGAGCATCTTCTTGAGTTTACCAAAACGATGGTCATGCTGGGTGACTCCACAAACCTTTCAGCAGATGAAGCGGCTGTGGCCCTTGCAAGATTCCTTAATATTACCGGCGAATCAACCGGTAATGTAGATAAGCTTGGTGCCGCCATCGTTGACCTTGGTAATAACTTTGCAACCGATGAAGCATCTATCGTTGCCATGAGTACACGTCTTGCTTCAGCAGGAACCCTGGCAGGCTTAACGACTACGGATATTCTGGCGCTTTCCACAGCCATGAGTTCTGTTGGTATTGAAGCTGAAGCCGGTGGTACTGCCATGACGCAGACATTAACAGCAATCGAAAAGGCAGCTTCTGATGCGGCAAATGGCTCAACAGCAGCCCTCGACAGAATCGCTTCCGTAGCCGGAATGTCATCTGCCGAGTTTGCTTCCGCATGGGAGAAAAGACCGATAGAAGCTTTGCAGGCATTTATCGCCGGACTCGGTTCTTTGGATGAGAGGGGCGAAAGTGCAACCCTTGTTCTTGATGAACTTGGCATGAGCGGCGTCCGTCAGTCCAATATGTTAAAATCCCTGGCTCTTGCTTCCGGTGTCCTTTCGGATGCTATCGACACATCCAGTCAGGCTTATCAGAACAACACGGCGCTGACCGATGAAGCAAGCAAGCGGTATCAGACCTTTGCCTCTCAGGTCAGTCAGCTAAAGGAAGCTTTCAAAGCAGTGGCGGTGGATATCGGTAATATCCTGATTCCGATTCTCAAAAACCTCATGGGCGTTTTGCGGAATGTGCTGGACTGGTGGAACGGACTTTCTGACGGTACGAAGAATTTCATCGTTCAGCTCGGTTCGTTCATCGCTATTCTTTCACCGATACTGATTATCGGAGGAAAAATTATCTCCGCAGTCGGTACGGTCATGACGATTCTGCCGAAGCTGGCGGGAATCATTAATACGGTAAAAAAGGCATTCGGGGCACTCAATGCAGTGCTTGCAGCCAATCCGATTATTCTCATCATCGCGGCGATTGCGGCATTGGTGGCTGCTTTCATTTATCTATGGAATAACTGCGAAGAATTCCGGCAGTTCTGGATTGATCTGTGGGAGAACATCAAAGAGGTCGCTGCCGCTGTCGGTGAGTGGCTTGCTCAGGCATGGCAGGCTATGGGAGAAGCGATCACCACGGCATGGAATGCCATCTGCGATTTCTTCGTCAGCGTGTGGGACGGCATCAAGAATGTATTCACTACGGTGGTTACCGCCATTTCCACATTCCTGACAAATACATGGAATACGATTCAATCCGTGACGCAGACGGTGTGGAATGCCATCAGCACCTTCTTCACCACCATCTGGACGGCGATTTCGACTACGGTCACAACTGTAATGACCACGATCTCGACTTTCATATCAACAGCGTGGAATAGCATCAAGACCACGGTCACGACCATTGCCAACGCCATCTGGAACGCCATCACCACGGCATTCAACAATATGCTGTCGGCGATTACCGGCACGGTGAATAACATCCGGAACACGATTCAGAACGGATTCGATTCGGCAAAGAACTATATCACCAATCTGGCGTCTCAGGCGTATAGCTGGGGTCGTGACATCATCAGCAACATCGTTTCCGGTATCAAGTCCATGATTAGCTCCGTTGTCAGCGCGGTCAAAAATGTGGCATCTACTATCCGGTCGTATCTGCATTTCTCTGTTCCTGACAAAGGCCCGCTGGTGGATTTTGAAAGCTGGATGCCCGACTTCATGGGCGGTCTTGCCGAAGGAATCGAAAGAAGCAAATTCATGGTCAGGGATGCCATTAAGGATGTGGCTTCTGTCATGGACATGAAAAAGGTTCTGCCGGAGATGAATGCCAGCATGAATGCGACGGTCGGTGGCTTCAACGGGAATGGTTATAACAACGGCGAAGTGAAACTCAGCCAGCCGATTATGATTGACGGCAAGGTCATCACGACCGTTGTTTCCCAGATCCAGTACCAGCGAGGGAAAGCATCCCTCAGAAATCTCGGAACCGTGTAAAGGAGGTCGGAACCGATGTTCACAGTAAGATTTTTGAATTACGCCGGGGATGACCTTCTCGGCGTTGTGGAGGCGGAGTACGGCGAGGATATAACCTCAAAGGCTCCGTCTCCTGAAATCATAACGGGTAAAACCTTCAACGGCTGGAATGTGCCTATTACCCACGTCGTAGAAGATATGACCGTCCGCCCGACTTATGTTGATACGACTTATACGGTCGTTTTCATGAAATATGACGGCGGGGTTCTATCGGTACAGCATATTGCTCACGGTCATGCCGCAGTCGCACCGACCCCTGAACTGATCCCCGGTCATACCTTCACGGGGTGGGACAAGGATTTCTCCAACATCACAACCGATTTGACGGTCAATCCGGTTTATACGGCGCAGATTCTGACGGTGCGGTTCTATTCCAAAGACGGCGAAACGCTGTGGTCTACACAGCAGGTGGAATACGGAAAAGATGCCGTGCCGCCTTCGCCGGAAAGGTGCGCCGGCTTCACTTTCATCGGGTGGAGCGCGTCGTTTTGGTACATTACCCACGATACTGACATTCTTGCGGTTTACCGTGAAATCCCGCCGAATCCGCGCCTTTCCATTTATGAGCAGAACGCTGACGGGTCGAGCGGCAGTCATGTAAAAACCTACTCCGCAGTCAACGGCTGCGGCATCATACAGAAGCTGGACGGCGAATGTTCGCTGGACGCGAAAATCATCACAAAACAGACCGAGGGGTATATCTCCACCGGCAGACTGGCAGAGGTGGAAGGACTCATTTTTACCATAACAGAAGTGAAGAAAAATATCTCCTCCGGCATCTGCTACACCGAGTTTTCCGGAGACCATGTGTCGTATCTTCTGAACGGCGAAGATTATGCGGTTCAGGCTTTCGACATGACGGATACGCCAAGGAACATTCTGCTTACTTTGCTGTCCGGCACTCCGTTCACGGTCGGTCAGGTTGACCCTACGGAAGAGGTGACGTTGAGGGTAAATAAGAATGTTACCCGCCGTGCCTGTGTGATGCAGCTTGTGGCGCTGACCGGCGGCGAGATTGAATATTCCGGCTATACCGTCGGCATCCGTGAGCACCTTGGAACAGAAACACCGATTGAGATCATGTCCTCCAGCCTTGTTCAGGATATATCCTTTTCCAACAACGCTACGGAGGACGTGACGAACTACTCGTTGTCGCTCTACCAAAAAGGCAGTCTGGAAATCGGAGACGAGCTGCATATCGTCTTTCCGAAGCTCGGCATCAATGCCTACAGCCGGATTGTCGGTATGGACTGGAACCCGTTCAACTACAAAGAGGTTTCCATCACGGTCGGGCAGTACATCCCGACCATCAACGATTCGCTGTATCAGCTGGAAACCACGGTCGAGGACATTCGGCAAAGCACCGTAAAATACACGGTGGAGTTTGGAGAACTGATCGGAACCGGCACAATGTACTTCACCCGCGCTTATCGGGATAGACCGTATTTCCACATCCATACAGATGATGGCTCGGAAGGCACGGTCACGCTCCTTCGCCGTGGCGGTTCGGAGTTCGATGCGTATATCGGCGCGGCCCTCTCCGGTGTGACGGCGGCAACGGTGACGCTGCTTGTTTTCTACTGCACGGTTCCGGTCGATGAGGAGGAAACCGAATGAGTGTATTTGACGGAGAGAAATATCAGGCGGCGGCTGAACGTGCGTTGCAGTTCATAAAGAATCAGCTTGATATAAACCACTTCGATTACAGTATCCGCTGGGGTGACGAGTATTCCGACTGGTACGAAGGCGATGTGATGTGGGGTTCAGTCACAGGCTTCTCCGGAAACGAAAGTGAAATCGAACCGAGGTATATCTCCACAAGCCATTTTTACGGATACGACTATACCGGGCAGGTTTCTGGGAGCTGGCAGGATGTCAGCAGTCCCTCCGATGCCGGTGTGAATATCTATGTTTACCGTGACATCGGTTATGAGGTCGTGACCTGTCCTTTGCAGTCCGGTGGGAGCTGGATAGCCGAGTGGGAATACATGGAAGTCTATACAGTCACCGACCCCATCACCGGCGAAACACACGAAGAAACCGTGTACTACACGCTTCCCGTAGAAGTGCGGGAAGGAATCAAAGAATTCCGGCTCGGTTACGGTCTTTCTTCACATTGGGAGCTTATTTCTTCCACGGAGGACATGAAAGCCTATCGAAAAGTGTACTCGCTTTCGAGAGAAGAATCTCCTGAAAACGGCGGCTACGCTTACGGTTATCTGACCGATTATTCTGTCCGTGTTTTTGCCTATGCCGATACGGAATACCTTCTTGAGGACTGCAAAATCTGGAACTGCGGCAGCGGCGGCTATATCTGGTTTACCAATCATGTCACACAGGGGCATAAGATTGCAAAGCTGATTCATCCCATACCCGGCGGCTATGAGGTCATCGGGCTTGCGGGGGCTGTGGCAAACATCGAGAGCGGACGGCTGCCCGCTTCTTTCTTTATCCCCGAAGATGATCCGCAGTATGACAAGGACGGAACACGGGCGCAGCGGATTTACGGTTATTGCCTGAACTCCAGAACGTGGGCATACGACGTTGGGCTTGCTCTTTTGGTATTCACGACCAGCGGTGATTACGACATCTGCAAGGAAATGCTTGACCGTATGGCTTTTGAACAGAACTACGACGGCTCTTTCAATTTTTCCTACGACATCTATATTGGGCAGCTCTTTGAGGATTACGTCCGTACCGGCGCTATGGGCTGGCTCCTGTGGGGTGCTTGCTATTATGTGCTTACCACCGGTGACACCGCCTATAACGAGATGATAAAGAAGGCGGGAGATTTCCTCATCAGCCGACAGATCACCGACACGAAAGACCCACGATACGGATTGCTCAAAGGTGGCTACGGCACCTACGACTTTGACGATTACTCCTACATCGAGGGCGAAATCGAATGGTGCTCTACGGAACATCAGTGCTCTGCTTTGCAGGGACTTGAGGGATGCTCCCTTGTTCTCAACGTGAAGAAATACAAGGAAGCGGCTGAATTGATTCGAGATCAGCTGTATCTGAAACTGTACGACAAGGAAAACGGACGGTTCTATCAAGGTATCAGCGCGGAGCCGGACAGAGGCTGGGCTTTGGACTGCACCACATGGGCTGGCATTACCGCATTTTCCATCATCAGTAAGGAATGCTCCTTTGCCTGCGAAGATGCCGCCAAAAACGAGTATCTGACAAACGGTAAGTACCTCGTTCAGAACAGCGACAAGGATTATTACAATCGGAGGTATGCAAGCAGCCGTGCCTTTTCCGGTTTCAAGCCGTACAGCGACAGAGACGGCGGATATACCGGGTCCCCTGACATCGTGTGGACGGAAGGGACGCTGGGGTATGCCGCACTTGCCTTATTGCTCGGCCACGGAGAGGAAGCCAAAACCTATGTGGATGAGTGCATCGCTTTGCAGGAAATTGAGAATGGCACAGGCGGTGTGCTGTATGTGACGGCAACTCACGCACAACTCCCGTGGGAGTTTCATGTATGGGAGTCGGTCGTTTCATCGGCGTGGCTCTATCTGCTGATAAAAAACCCCGATGTGCTGTTTCCGAAGACCCTGCGTCAGGTTTACTACATGGCGCGAATTACCAATATCAACAACGAGAGACCTTGACGGGTCTCTTAATTTTTTAAGGAGGCATTTTTACTCATGAAAGAATTCTGGAACATCATTCAGACTGTACTTGCTGCTGTCGGTGGGTGGCTCGGCTACTTCCTTGGCGGCTGCGACGGGCTGCTCTATGCGCTGATCGCCTTTGTGGTCATCGACTACATTACCGGCGTGATGTGCGCCATCAATGACAAGACCCTGTCCAGCTCTGTCGGATTCAAGGGCATCTGCAAAAAGGTGCTCATTTTTCTGATGGTCGGCATCGGTCACATTCTGGACACGAAGGTCATCGGCACAGGCTCTGTTCTGAGGACTGCGTTTATCTTCTTCTACATTTCGGATGAAGGTATCTCTCTGATCGAGAACGCGGCGCACCTCGGACTGCCTATCCCTCAGAAGCTGCGTGACGTGCTGGAACAGCTGCACAACCGTGCGGAGAAGGAGGAAAACAATGGCGAAAGTAAGTGATGTGGTAAAGATTGCGCTGGCAGAGGTCGGTTATAAAGAGAAGGCTTCCAACAGCCAGCTCGATAATCCTACCGCCAACGCAGGAAGCAACAACTATACCAAGTACGCCCGTGATCTTCGTGACGCGGGCTATTATAATGGCAACAAAAACGGATTTGCCTGGTGCGACGTCTTTGTGGACTGGTGCTTTTACAAAGCATTCGGCAAAGCGGAAGGTCAGCGTATCGAATGCCAGACCGGTGATCTTGGTGCCGGATGCAAATACTCAAAGCAGTATTACCAGAACAAGGGACGCTGTGACAGAAATCCGAAGGTCGGCGATCAGATTTTCTTCACTTCCGGCGGTTCGATTTCTCATACCGGCATCGTGACTGCGGTAAGCGGTGAAAAGGTCAGTACGGTCGAAGGAAACTCCGGCGATCAGGTCAAAAAGCATACCTACAGTCTTTCCAACAGTTATATCGATTCTTTCGGTCATCCGCTTTATGATGAAGAGGAACAGAAACCCGAACCTGCTCCGGAACCCAAGCCGACTGTCAAGGGCATCGACGTTTCCAAGTGGCAGGGTGAAATCGACTGGGCAAAAGTGAAAGCGGACGGCGTGAAGTTTGCCATGATCCGGCTCGGCTACGGCTCCGCTGACGGAAACGCCTGTGGACTGGATTCGTATTTCGAGCGGAACGTGCAGAACGCTCTGAAAGCCGGAATCGACATCGGCTGCTATTTCTATTCCTACGCCACTTCTGTGGAAGCGGCAAAAAAGGAAGCCGAATATGTCGTGGGTGTTCTTCAGAAGTATCAGGGCGTTTTCACTTATCCCGTTGTATTCGATTTAGAGGACAAGACCCAGCAGAACCTCGGCAAAACGGTGCTGACCGATATGGTTATTGCCTTCGGTGATGCCATCGAGAAGGCTGGTTTTTACTTTTCCCTGTACAGCAATCTCAACTGGCTGAAAAATTATCTGGAAGATTCCAGACTCAAGCGGTTTGACCATTGGCTGGCACAGTGGGCATCCGCGCCGACTTATGACGGTGATTTCGGTATTTGGCAGTCCTCGTCCACCGGCAGCGTTGCCGGTATCAGCGGGAATGTCGATACGGACATCGCCTACAAGGATTACCCCAAAATCATCCGTGATGCAAAACTCAACGGATTCACGGGTACTGAAGACAAACCGGATGTTCCGGTGCAGCCCGAATCGCAGCCCGCTCCCGCCTTCAAAAAAGGTGATCTCGTCAGGATCACCGGCACGAAGTATTACAGTGGAAAGACCATCCCCGGCTGGGTGAAAGAACTCAACTGGGTTCTTCATTCCATCAGCGGGGACAGAGCCGTCATCGACAAGGACGAAAATGGCAAGCACGGAATCATGTCACCAGTGAATGTTGCCGACCTTGCTCTTGTAACCGGCGTGACCGAAAATCCTGAACCAGCTGTAACCCACACGACCTATACGGTTGTGCGCGGAGATTGCCTTTGGAACATTGCAAAGAAATTTCTCGGCTCCGGAGCACGGTACAAGGAAATCAAGACGCTGAACGGTCTGATATACGATACTATTTATGTCGGTCAGGTTCTGAAGATCCCGAACCGCTAATACTATACACCCAATCACGCCCTCTGCGGATAGAAATATCTGTGGAGGGCTTATTTTTTTTTGCTCATTTTTCCGGCAGTTTGCCCCGCAATTCTCTTTCAGGGGTCAGGGAGGGAAAGAATTAACGATAGCCCTCCACTGAAAATCCGGAGGTTACTACATTGACAAACGAGCAAAAAATGAAGATCGCCGAATTGCGCGGACAGGGCTTTGGCTATAAAAAAATCGGTCAGGTAATTGGCTTATCGGACAGTGCAGTAAAATCCTACTGCCACAGAGCCGGACTTACAGAAGCGGTGGAACCGACACCATCTGACGGTGGAACCTGCCAATTCTGCGGGAAGCCAATCCTGCAAATTCCCGGACGGAAGCAAAAAAGATTCTGCTCTGACAGTTGCAGAAATAAATGGTGGAATTCACACCTTGAAATTGTAAAGCGAAAAGCTGTCTACACATTTACCTGTCCGTCTTGCGGAAAAGAGTTCACCGCATACGGAAACGCCAATCGGAAATATTGCAGCCACGAATGCTATATCGAGGACAGATTCGGGGGTGCGATGCGATGACGGAAAATGAAAAGCTGTATCTTGCCTCCATGTCCATGGCGAAAAGTCTGCTGAAAAAGGGGCTTTTGACAGAGGAAGAGTATCGTCAGATTGACACAATTTTTACCGAGAAATACCGGCCAACTTTCGGCACTTTATTATCCGAATATGACTTGATAAATCTCGAAAACAGAGGCATATATGATCACTGATTTAGGAGGTACTACTATGCCGAATATTGAAAGAATAGAGCCGAAACTGCCGGTTTTCAAGCCCAAAAAGAAAGTGGCCGCCTATGCAAGAGTGTCCGTAGCTACGGAGCGATTGTTTCATTCACTATCCGCACAGGTCAGCTACTACAGCGAAAAAATACAGAAGAATCCGGACTGGATCTACGTGGGGGTGTACGCAGATTATGCGACAACCGGAACGGAAACAGCACACAGGGACGAGTTCAAAAGGATGCTGGAAGACGCGGAAGCCGGTCGTATCGACATTATTTTGACCAAGGCGATTTCAAGATTTGCCAGAAACACGGTTGACCTGCTCGAAATAGTGCGGCACTTGAGAGAAATCGGTGTCGAGGTCAGGTTTGAAGAGCAGAACATCAGCACCTTCTCCGGTGACGGCGAGGTGATGCTTACCATCCTTGCGTCCTTCGCACAGGAGGAAGTCAGGAGCATTTCCGACAACGTAAAGTGGGGTCTGAGAAAACGCTTTAAAAACGGCACAGTCGGAAGGTGCAACAAGCACCTCTTCGGTTTGCAATACAACGATGAAACGAAGCAGTATGAGATCATCCCCGAAGAAGCCGAAATCGTCCGGCTGATGTTCAAGCGGTATCTGGAGCAGGTTCCGCTCCATATCATCTGTGATGAAATCAACGGCATGGGCTACAGAGGCACAAACGGCGGTAAATTTCAGGAGGGTTCACTCCGAAACCTTCTTCACAACGAGATTTATGCCGGTGACATCCTTTTCCAGAAAGCCTATGTAACAGACCCGATTACGAAGAAGAAGGTCAAGAACTGTGGAGAGCTTCCGCAGTATTACTTGGAAAATGCCCACGAAGCCATCATCGACAGAGAAACCTGGGAACTGGTGCTGAAAGAACACGAGCGCAGGCTTGCCACGATGCCGCCCCTCAACTGCTTCACAGGCAAAATCAAATGCGGCAAGTGCGGGAAAGCCTACACTCGCAAAACCGGTGTGGTGAGAGGAAAACGCTTCACGCACTGGATTTGCAGAGCAAAAAAGGAAAGCGGAATCACCTGCGACAACCGTAATTTTCAGGAAGAAGAACTGAAGCGGATCTGTGCATGGGCGCTTGGCTTGGAAGAATTCGATGAAGAAATCTTCTCGCAGGAGGTCATCAGCATTACGGTTCTGGACGGCGGTCACCTTGAGTTCCGGCTGCTCGGCGGCAAAATGAAGATTTGGAAAGACCTGCACGTCAACGATACAAGACCGGAATTCACCGTCACGGACTGCTTTCAGAATAAGGTTTTCTGCGGAAAATGCGGATACACATACCACAGAGTTGTTTCGGGCGGGAAATGGTGCTACTGGTACTGCGCTGCCAAAAAGCATAAAGGTGAAGACCGATGTGACAGCACTATTAACTACACCGATTTTGCTTTGCGGAACGTTTCAGCCTTTATGCTGGGGCTTGAGAAATTTGACGAACGGGTTTTTACGGACAGGATTGAGAGAATCACAGTCGAAGAAGACGGCAGCTTGACCTACCGCTTCAAAGACGGCAAGGAGGAAACATGGCAAAGAATATAAGAGTAATACCGGCTACCATCAACAAATTCTCAATGGATTTGCTGATGAAGCCGACAAAAAGGAAAACGGCGGCTTATGCCCGAGTCAGCACCGACCACGAAGAACAGGAATCCAGCTACGAAGCCCAGGTCAGCTATTACACCGACTACATCAAAAGCCGTGACGATATGGAGTTCGTCGGGGTATATGCAGACGAAGGAATCAGCGGCTGCGCCACAAAAGGCAGAGACGGTTTTAACACCATGATTGAGGACGCGCTTGCCGGAAAGATTCAGCTCATCATCACAAAGAGCGTCAGCCGTTTCGCAAGAAACACCGTTGACAGCCTGACCACGATACGAAAGCTGAAAGAGGCTGGCGTTGAGGTGTATTTCGAGAAAGAGAACATCTGGACATTTGACGGCAAAGGCGAACTGCTGATTTCCATCATGTCGAGCCTTGCACAGGAAGAAAGCAGATCCATTTCCGACAACACAACATGGGGTCACAGAAAAAGGTTTGCAGACGGCAAGGCGATGGTTCCGTTCGGACGCTTCCTCGGCTTCGAGCGTGGAGAGGACGGCAACCTGGTGGTTAACAAGGAACAGGCGGTTACCGTCCGGCTCATATACAAGCTTTTCCTTGAAGGTTACTCGCCCTACAAAATCGCACAGATTCTGACGGAACGGGGCATCCCGACACCCGGCGGCAAAGAGAAATGGGGTCACGGCTGTGTGCGCTCCATCCTCACCAACGAAAAATACAAGGGTGACGCCCTTCTTCAAAAGGTGTACACCACGGATTACCTGACGAAGAAGAAAAAGAAAAACGAGGGTGAAGTGCCGCAATACTACGTAACCGAGCATCACGAAGCCATCATCGACCCGAAGGTTTTTGACCATGTGCAGGCAGAGCTTCTTCAGCGGGACATGGAAGCCGGACGGCACAGCGGGGTCAGCATTTACTCCTCAAAAATCAAGTGCGGAGAATGCGGAAACTGGTACGGCTCAAAGGTCTGGCACTCCAATGACAAATACCGCAGAACGGTTTACCGCTGCAATAACAAGTACAGCGATGGGAAGAAATGCGAGACCCCGGCTCTTGGCGAGGAAGAAATTCAACAGGCTTTCGTCAAAGCGGTGAATGCCTACCTGACGGAGAAAAGCAGTCTGCTGGCAAGCGCTGAAACCATTCTGGGTGTTGTCGGAAACACATCATCGTTGGAAGCCCGATTGGATGTACTGACTTCCGAAATGAACGCCCTTGCAGAGCAGATTCAGAACATCATCAGCGAGAACGCCTCCACACCGCTTGACCAGAAAACCTACCTCGAAAGGTACAACTCCATGGCTTCCGAGTTCAGTGCGAAGGAAGCGGAGTTCAACAACACCGAGCTTGAGATTTCCGGCAAGAAAGCCAGAGAGGTTCAGATCAGGAATTTCGTAGAAACCATCCGCGAAATGGATGCGCCTATTACCGAATTCGACAGAGGACTTTGGTGCGGACTGGTGGACTACGTGACGGTGTACGACAGGGACAACATAAAAGTGAAATTCAAGGACGGCACCGAGATTTAAGTCGAAGAACAGAACGACCGCAGAGCGTAATTGCCCTGCGGTTTACTTTGCCCTTATACCTTATAACGATACCCCAACCTTATAACGATACCCCTAACAATTTAACGTTTCCCTTTACCATTTAACGATTGCCCCTTGAAAAACGAACCCCCTGAAAGGGCAATCGTTAGTTGGTATCAATATCGCTATTTAATGGGATGAGGGCATCACCGCAACAAGCATGGAAAAGCGCGTGGGATTGCTGACATTGCTTGAGGATGCCAGGGCGGGTAAGTTCGACATCATCGTGGTGAAGAACCTTTCCCGATTGGCAAGAAACCTCATGGATTGCATGAACATCATTTATGAGCTTCGCTCTCTGCCTCATCCCATCGGTATCCTTTTTGAAACCGAGAACATGTTCACCCTGGACAAGAACGTGGACTTCACCTTGCAGGTGCTTTCCCTGGTTGCCCAGGAGGAGAGCCACAAGAAGTCCGAGGCCATGAACTCCTCATATCAACAGCGATTCGGCTCCGGACAGTTCACCAAGCCCGACCTGCTTGGGTATGATAGCGTCGGGGTCAATGAGATCGCCATCAACGAGGAGGAGGCCCAGACCGTCCAGCTGATCTTCATGATGTTCCTCGCCGGCATCCATCCTTCTACCATCGCCGATGTGCTCATGATGCTGGGTCGCAAGACGCATACCCACAAGTACAAGGATGGGCGCATCAAGGAAGGGGTGGTGAAGTGGACCACCCATTCGGTGAGCAATGTTCTGCGAAATGAGCGCAGATGCGGGGACGTGCTTGCCCAAAAAACCTACACCCCGAACTATCTTGATCACAAGCCCAAGAAGAATGAGAACCATCTTCCCCAGTATTATGCGAAGGACCAGCATCCGGGTATCGTCGCCCGTGAAGATTTTTATCTAGTGCAGAGGATACTGGAGGCCAACAGGGGAGGCTGGAAGTTCGGCCTTCCCGAGCTGGGTATCTATGAACGCGGTCCCCTGGGCGGCTTTGTTGCCGCCGTGCCGAATTGGCGAGGATTCACCGCTGAGGATTACAATCGCGCCGCCCTCAGGGCGAACGGAGTATCCGAGGCTGAGCTCGATGCATTCGAAAGGCGCCTCGCTTCACGAAACCATGACGATGATACCGACCAGGTGCAGACCCCTGAGTTCCAGCACGCCTATGCAATCGACTCCGATGATTATGACCAATTTCCTGAGGATGATGGCACGCAGGTGGAGGTGGGCAAGGAAGAGATGGTTGAAAGCTACAAGAGTCTGGTTGAGTCGTTGCGTGAAGGCCAAGATGAGGAAGTGGACAAACGGCAGTTCGGTGGCTATGACCTGAGCGGCTGCGAGGTGGTCCGTCCCCATTTCTTCAATGTCCGCGACAAGATCAGTTTCACTGCCGATAGCAAGGGCCTCTATTTCAATCGGATGTGCAGCCAACAACTGGAATTCGGTACTCAAGCGGCCCAATTCGTGGAGCTTGCCTACAACCCGGTCGAGCGTCTGCTGGTGGTAAGAAAGAGCAGAAAGGAGTCCGACCGTACCATTCGGTGGATTGGGGAGCAGAACGGTACTCCCTGCATGCGCCGTTGCACCTGCCGGGGAATCTCGGGCGCACTCTATGAGAACATGGGGTGGAATGCCAATTTCAAGTATCGGGTTCTTGGATCGGTCCAGACCATCGGTGATGAGGATGTGTTGGTGTTCTTCCTGGATGAATCGATGGCGATCGTTCCGGCGAAAGCCGGCAGCATCCGCAACATCGATACCGATACCATTGATGAACAACAGGCCAGGGATATCGTGAGGGAAGGGTATCTTCCCGAGCAGGGCTATGTGCCCGATCTGTCTGACTTCGAGCTTGGAAATGGTCCCATGGCCACATCGGTGAAGAAGCTCTCAAGAAGCAGGGCAATCTACTATGATGAACTGACCGAGAAGACGACAGGCGAGTTGCATGTAGCCGATCTGGGTGACAGGAAGTACGATCCAGAATGTGTGCAGCGGATGATCCAGAAAGGCATAGAGCCTGCCGAGGGGTGGTTGTACCTCAAGGGCATGGCTGTGATCCGGAAAAACTATTTCACCATCCTCCCGATGGAATGGTCCGATGGGTTTGGTGAGGAATTCTACCAAGCCCAACGCAAGAAGCAGATCCGAAGGTTTGGTGATCCTGACATAAGGGCCATGAGGCGTGCCATTCCGTATGGTTGGACAGTCGGCTTGGATTTGCCAACCGAACGGACCGTGCAGGAGACAATCGAGATATTGAAG